ACCCAGATAACTCAAGCTACAGTTTTGTTAGGCTCTCGTATCTTCAAACGCAACGATTCACCTCTAGGTGTCGCTGGCTTTGGTGACATTGGCGTTATTAGAGTCGGCAGACTTGATCCAGACGTTGAGGTAATGATTGCACCGTTCAAGAAGGTTCGGTTCGCGTGAGCATCACCGCGATTAGAGATGCCCTGGCAACCAACATTGGAACTATCTCAGGGCTTCGCACCGCTGCTGAAATACCTGACAACCCAAACCCACCGCAGGCTGTTGTTCAACTTCAGTCGGTCAACTATGACGGTGCGTTTCAGAACGGCCTAACAACTTACAACTTCCTTGTTTCAGTTCTAGTCGGCAGAGTAGACGAACGAGGCGCACAAAGACTTCTAGACGGCTACGCATCCTCAACCGGTGCTAGTTCGGTCAAGCTGGCAATCCAATCGGATAAGACGCTAGGTGGTAACGCTTACGATGTTAGGGTTACAGACATGACCAACATCGGTGCGGTATTATTAGGAGACGCAACATACCTCGCGGCGGATTTCGTCGTGACCGTTTACAGCAACTAAGGAGAACATTGTGGCAAAGTTTGTAGCTACAGATTACACAATCACCATCGGTGGCGATGACTTGAGCGCAAGTTTGGCCGCTGTAACCCTTGACATCACAGTTGAGGAACAAGACACGACAGCATTTGGAGCCACTGCGCGCACGCGTATCGGTGGTTTGAAAGATGCGTCAGTCAGCCTTGACTTCCACCAGGACTTCGCAGCCGACTCAATTGACGCTACTCTATTCCCACTATTGGGAACAGTAGTTGTAATCACAATAACCCCAACGGCATCGGCAATCTCGGCAACCAACCCGACATACAGCTGCTCGGCGCTTGTCACCCAGTATCAGCCATTCGCTTCTAACGTTGGCGATTTAGCTACGCTAAGCGTTAGCTGGCCAGTATCCGGTGCAGTCACCAGAGCCGTAGTATAAGGAGAAGAAATGCAAACCAACCTACACATAACCTACGCAGATAAAACAATCAAAGATGTCGTAACTACTCCGGCGGACATTGTTGCTCTTGAACGAACATTCGAGATCAGCATTGCCCGTCTGGGTAGCGACTTCAAAATGACGCACCTTTACTTCTTGGCGTGGAGCGTGGAACACCGCACACACGCAACCGAGCTAGAGTTTGACCCTTGGTTAGAAACTATTGAGGGAGTGGACTCGGAAGTCCCAAAAGCCCAAAAGCGCTAGGTGATGATTCGTACCATTGGCGCATAGCTTGGATTGCTTGCGAAACAGGTATTAGTCCGCTTGATTTGCTCCAGCTAGAACCGCGCATGTTTTGGACAATAGGTCGCTACCTAGAAGCCAAAGCTGAGAGGTCACAGCGTAAGCGGTAAACTTGTAGCATAAGGAGCGCCAATGATTTCAACAACACCGAGTATTGAAGGCAACGCAGTCCGCGATGCAATCAAAGAACTCAAGGCGCTAGATAACAACCTTGTGAAAGAAATGCGTAAAGACCTACGCGCAAAGATTAGTCCGTTCGCAAAGCAGATAGCGGATGCCGTTCCAGTTGAGCCACCTATTAGGGGATTCGGTGACGGTGACTTTGGACACGCAGGTGATACAGGCTGGGCGAGAGTTCGCGCTGCAATTTCGTTCACGCCAGGTAGGTCAAAGAAAACTGGCAATCACCTAGTTAGCGTTCGGATTATTTCACGCACAGGTAAGCGTGGCCCATACATTGCCGAATTAGCTGGTTCACGATCAAGCGGAAAAACATTCCAAGGCAAAACTATGGTTAGGGAATTAAACAAAGTCCAGCCGATGAAAAAAAGCGGTGGTCGTTTTGCGTTTGCAAAGTTCAGGCTACTAAGACCAGACATCGTTATTCTCACCAAGTCTATTGTGAACGAGCTGATGAAAAAAGTGAATAGGCGGATTGAAATCTAATGGCCATAAATCTCCCCATTGTTTCCAAGTTCTATGACCAAGGTGTCAAGGCCGCTGAAGGATCACTAAAAAAATTCGGTGCGTTTGCTGCCAAGTCTGCCGCTGCTGCAGCTGCTGCCATTGGAGCCATTGCAGTAATTTCTGTCAAGAAGTTCGGGGACTTTGATGCTGCACTAAATAAGTCCATAGCCATCATGGGCAACGTCTCAGAGACGCTACAAACGGACATGAGCAACGCTGCTAGGGAAGTAGCCAAAGCCACAACGTTCTCCGCTGAAGAAGCCGCTGAAGCGTATTTCTTCCTAGCCTCTGCCGGACTAGATGCACAAGCGTCAATTGCCGCAATGCCACAGGTTGCGAAGTTTGCTCAAGCTGGTATGTTCGACATGGCAACGGCGACTGACTTAGCAACAGACGCGCAGTCCGCACTTGGTCTTACCTCAGACGACGCAGCTGAAAACCTTGCAGGACTTACAAGAGTTACTGACGTATTCGTAAAAGCCAACACACTAGCCAATACCTCAGTAGAGCAACTAGCAGCCGCTATTACTTCCAAAGCCGGTAACGCGCTAAAGACCGTAGGCAAAGACATAGAAGAAGGATCGGCAGCCCTAGCCGTATTCGCCGACCAAGGTATCAAGGGCGAGCAAGCTGGAACGCTTTTGACGAACACTTTGTTCGGATTGTCTGACCGCGCCAAAGCAGTACCAAAGGAATTTGAGCGACTAGGCATTGCCGTCTTTGACGCAGATGGAAACATGAGCAACTTGGCAGACATTGCCAGAGATGTAACAGTTGCCTTTGATGGACTAAGCACCGAGCAGAAACTTGCAGAGCTTTCAAACCTAGGGTTCAGCAAACAATCGCGCCAGGGTATTTTGGCGTTGGTTGGTAACAGCGAGGCGCTTACCGAATACGAAAGCAAGCTACGTGATGCCGGCGGGACTGCTGAAGAAGTAGCCGCTAAGCAGATGAACTCGCTGACTGGCGATTTGATTCTGATGAACTCGGCGTTTGCTAACGCATCTCTTGTAATAGGTGAGGCGTTTGAGCCAGCCGCCAGAGGATTGGTTGGGGCGCTTACTCCAATCGTCAAAGAGCTGACTCCATTACTTGCAGAAATACTTGACGACCTCTCGCCAAAGATTGAACGCGTTGCACAAAACATTTCAGAGTTTGTTATTGCTTTATCTTCTGGCGAGGGCAGAGCTGACTTATTCCAGAACATTAGCGACAGCATCAAGAACTTCTTCACCGGTGGCGGATTGAAAGATGCGCTGCTGGCGTTCAACCAGTTTAGATTTGACTTGATCAAGTCGATACTTGACGCGTTGCCAGGAATACTAGAAGGCTTTGTTAAAGTCCTACCGCTGGTCATTGCGTTCCTAGCAAACGAATTTATCCCTACGCTAATTGACCAATTCGTAATGATTTCGACAGAGCTTGTCAGAGTCCTAGCTGACGCTCTGCCGATGATTATTCAGGCGATTGCTGACACCATCCCTGGCATACTGGCCGCGCTCTCAGAAATGCTGCCAGTTATTCTTGAGCGGTTGCTTTCCTTCATCCCAGAGGTGCTGACGGCTGCGCTAGAAATCTTCAACTCGCTTATTGACGCGCTGCTAATAGTAGTGCCACAGCTAATCACTTCTGTCATCGAGCTGCTACCTCAGCTAGTAGAAACAGTCTTGGGGATGTTGCCAGAGTTTATTGACTCTGCACTTGAGTTGTTCAACGGCTTGATTACTGCACTGGTTGAAATTATCCCGATGCTACTAACTGCCATACTTGACGCTCTGCCTTCCATCCTGCTAACCGTTGTAGGTATGCTTCCTGAATTGCTAGAAGCCGGCATTGAGTTGTTCATGGGTCTTGTTATGGCAGTGGTAGACATTCTGCCAGACTTGCTAATTGCGATTGTTGAGCTACTGCCTGAGATAACTGCCGCTGTAGTTGGCATGATTCCTGAGCTACTGGTCGCAGGCATTGACTTGTTCCTGGCTCTGGTCACTGCGCTAATTGACGCAACCCCAGAGATACTGACAGCCATTATCGGTCTGATTCCTGAGATAACCGGCGCACTGATTAGCGCAATGCCTCAGATGGTAGCCGCTGGCTTTGACTTGCTAACG